GCGTTAAGATTATCCGGGGGTAATTATGGCAACCAGGCTTGGCATCTATAACGAAGCTCTCCGCTTGATGGGCTCTAGGCAGCTGGCTACTCTCGATGAGAACCGAGAGTCTCGTCGGCTGTTAGATGCCGCCTGGGATGCCAATGCCCACGACAGCTGGCTGGAGCAGGCTGATTGGAATTTCGCTCTGGCATCGGCAAAGATTAGCGCCGATCCTAGCTTCACCAAGGTCTGGGGTTACGCTAACGCATACAATCATCCTGAAGACATGGTTCGTCCTTCTGGTATTTATGCTGATGAGTACATGCAAGTGCCAATCAGGGAATATATGGATGAGGGGAAATTCTGGTTCCTTGAATCTGTGGAATCCATTTATGTCCAGTACGTCTCGAGAGAGGCGACCAAAGGAGGTGATCTTGGTCTATGGCCAGCGTCGTTTACCAAGTACGTTGCGGCCTTCCTTGCTGTCGAAGTTGCTCCAAATTTAAAGAACGATATCGACGGTGAAAAGCTTAGGAAAATATTTGAAGGTCGAGAGCTCGAGGCTAGGTCTAAAGATGGCCTCAAGTCTCCATCCAAATCCCTACCAGTTGGCAGCTGGATCAATTCACGCCTTGCCGGTTCGCGCCGTGACGGTGGTTTTAGAGCATAGGAGATAATCAATGCCTCGGCAGAATGTGCCATTACTGGCGTTTAACCGGGGCATCATTTCCCCCAAAGGGCTGGCTCGGGTAGATCTGGACCGCATGCCTTTCTCTGCTGACATTCAGCGCAACTGGATACCCCGTACTCTTGGCAGCATGACGCTGCGGCCGGGGTGGCAGTTCATTCACAGCACCGCATCAGATAATGCCGCGTACCACCTTCCATTTGTATTCGCCACCGATGATACCGCGCTGATCGAGTTCACAGACAACCTGCTTCGGGTAATCGTTAATGACGTGCTGGTTACCCGGCCATCCGTCACTGCGGCAGTTGCCAACGGCGGATTTGATACCGACTTAACAAGCTGGACTGATGCCGATGAGACAACTGCTGCGTCGACTTGGAAGACCGGCGGCTACCTATCGCTGGTTGGAACCGGCACCGACTACGCTATTCGTCGTCAAGAGGTGACGGTAACCGAAACCGGCACTCAGCACGCGCTTAATTTTGAGATCGAACGTGGCCCGGTTGACGTCCGAGTAGGGTCGGCATCGGGGTTGAGTGACTACATCGACGCAGCCCTTCTTACCGGCACCCACTCGATCGCCTTCACGCCCACAGGTAACTTTTTCATTGAGTTCAGGAGCAATCTGCTGCGCGAAGTTTTGGTTAATTCGGTTGCTGTCGATGCTGCTGGTGTGATGACGCTAGTTTCGCCGTATGCCGCTGCTGATCTGGAGTTCATCCGCTACAGCCAGTCTGCTGACGTTATATTTCTGGCGGCCAAAGGGCACAAGCAGAAGCGCCTGGAGCGACGAGGGGTTAGTTCGTGGAGCCTGGTCGATTACGACTCTAATGATGGGCCATTCAACAGCATCAACTCAACAGTGACGACGATCACGCCGAGCGCTTTGGCTGGAAATATTACGCTCACCGCTTCCGATGACTTATTTAGTGTTGATCAGGTCGGGGGTTTGTTCCGGCTGGAGTCGTCGGGGCAGACCGTAGAGGCCGCCATAACTGCAGAGGCTACATTCACTGACCCGGTGCGCATTACAGGCGTCGGCAGCAGCCGTGGTTTCGCCGTTACGGTGTCAAACACGTTTGTGGCAACAGTTACCCTTCAGAGATCGATAGCGGCGCCAGGCGACTGGCAGGACGTCGAGAGCTACACGGTGCCAACATCAAAGACGTTCAATGACGAACTGGATAACCAAATCATTTTTTATCGTATCGGCGTCAAGTCTGGTGATTTCACATCAGGAACGGTCGACGTCAATTTGTCATTCACCGGTGGTACCGCTGTGGGTGTCGCGCGGATAACAGGGTTCACCAGTTCGCTTGTGGTCGATGCCGAGGTTCTGGATGCCATGGGCAGCACTGACGCGACCGCTATCTGGTATGAAGGAATCTGGTCGACCAAGAACGGGTTTCCCAGTTCGGTTGCTTTGTTTGAGGGTCGGCTATGGTGGGCAGGCAAAAACTTTTGGTTTGGATCTGTCTCTGACGCCTTCAGTTCTTTCGATCTGGATGTCGAGGGCGATAGCGGGCCTATCATTCGGGTCATTGGTTCTGGTCCGGTCGACACTATTAGCTGGCTGCTGCCATTAAATAGGTTGCTTGCCGGCACCGCTGGAAGCGTAATCACTGCAAAATCATCATCGTTCGATGAGCCTTTAACGCCAACAAATTTCAACCTAAAGAGTCCGGACACACAAGGGGCGGATAACATCGATGCCCTTCAGGTGGATGATCGCGGTGTTTATGTCAACCGAAGCCAGACGCGGGTGATGGAATTGCAATATGACGGAAGCAAGTTCACCTATGCGTCGGTCGATTTGATGATCTTGGTTCCAGATCTTGCTCGGATTGGAATCAAGCGGATCGGCGTACAGCGGAAGCCAGATACCCGAGTTCATGTGATTTTGAATGACGGCACGGTAATCATGCTGATCACTGACCCAGCTGAAGAGGTTAAGGCCTGGATCACGATCGACACCGATGGCTTGATTGAGGATGTCGTGGTACTGCCAGGCATTGAAGAGGATCAGGTTTATTACGTGGTCAATCGCACCGGCGGCCGGTATCTGGAAAAGTGGGCGCTTGAATCTGAGTGCGAAGGGGCCGCCACCAACAAGCAGGGTGATAGCTTCATCATTTCGACTGGCCAGGTAATTACCGGCCTTGATCACGTTGAAGGTGAGACGGTCGTGGTTTGGGCTGATAGCAAGGACCGCGGCACCTTCGTTGTTGCGTCTGGGCAAATCGATCTCGGAACAAGCTTTACCAGCGTGATGGTCGGGCTTAGCTATGACGCCTTATTCAAGTCGAGCAAGCTGGCTTATGCCGCCGGCATGGGTACCGCGCTGACCCAGAGGAAGAAGGTATCTCAGCTAGCCATGATACTGCACAACACGCATGCTCAAGGGGTCAAGTACGGCACTGAATTGCCCCTTGATGATATGCCGCAATATGAGTTCGGCGCCCAGGTTGATCAGGATTCGATTTGGGAGCATTACGATGCGCCGGCGATAGAGGTCAATGGCGAGTGGGGGTCCGATGAGCGGTTGTTTATCACTGCGGCGGCGCCCCGGCCTGCAACTGTTCTGTGCGTAGTTCCTACCCTGGTGACTCATGATAAGTCCTAAGCCAATCATCCGTACGGCAACTGCTGCTGATCTGGATGAGTTTTATGGCGACGACCGGCCATCGGCAAGCATGCGGGCGATTGTTGTTGAGTTGGATGGCAAAGTCGCGGGGGTGGCGGGAATCTCGTATCATGGCAACCAGATGACAGCCTTCAGCAAGATGCATGATGTGCTGCGGAATTATCCGGTGACTATCATGAAGGCAGCCAAGCGATTTACCAGCATTTTGAATAAGCACGGCCGAAACGTATTTGCGATCGCCGCGTGTTACGAGAAGGGATCTGATCGCTTCCTTGAGCGGGTAGGGTTTACGTTCATCGGCGAGACTACTGAGGGGAGGGTTTACCAATGGCAGATCCGGTAACAATGGCGCTGGTAGCCGGCACAGCGATATCGGCTGGCGGGTCGCTCATGGCTGGGTCTGCTGCTCAAAAGGGTGCTGACTTTCAGGCCGCTCAGCTTGATCGAAACGCAATATCAGCTGAAGCAACAAGCCAGCGAGTAGCTATTGAAGAGCGGCGCAAAGCCACGCTGATGCAGTCAAGGGCTCGGGCGGTAGCGGCGGCCGGTGGCGGCACCACTACTGACGTTGGCGTTGCCGACATCCTAGCCAAGATCGATGCCGAAGGTGAGCATAATGCCTTGTCTGCTTTGTTTGAGGGGCGAGAAAAAGCCACAGGCATGAGGACACAGGCGGCCGGCAAGCGATTCGAAGGAAAGGCAGCCAAACGGGCGGGGCAAATGAAGGCCTTAAGTACAGCATTTACTGGCGCCGCGGCGGTCGGATCAAGAATGCCTGGAGGCGGAGGAGGTGGATTATCAGGCGCCGCGCTCAAGACGCCAGGTACTGCGGGAAGTGTTGGTTATGGCGGAGGAGTAGGATTATAATGCCACAATTACCAGGTCCAACGGGCATGGCCCAGAGAATTCCAAGCGGGCAGCGAGCGATTGCTTCAGCTGATGCATCAGCCATTGGCAGGGCGGTATCAGGCATCGGCAGTGATGTGTTTAAGCTGGGCCAACAGAAGGCCGACACGCAGGACCGCTATGACTTGGCTTTGGCTAAATCAAAATGGGTTGGCGCCCGGGCGACTGCTGAATCTGAGTTTGACGGCGATAAAGAATTCGGCACCATGGAAAACCGATACCGCGACGGACTGACCAAGCAGATGGACGACATCGGCGGCGGCATCCGGAACGCCCAGCTACGGGAGCAATTCCGGCTTCAGCAAGAATCAGATCTTGATCTGGGATCCGTTCGGATACAAGGCAAGGCCTGGGGCGTCGAGAAGGACCACCACAAAGGTTTGCTTATTGAAGACCTGAACTCCCTTCGTGAATCAGCTCTGAAGATGAACAGCGCCGAGGCGATTGAGACAATGCAGGAGCGCATTGATGCGGCTTCTGAGATGGGCTACCTGTCCGATACTGAGGCCGCCACCCTTCGACAAAAGAACGCTGTTGATTACGCGGTAAGCAAGGTCGAGATGGCCCCGGCCAGTGAGCGGGAAGATCTGCTAAAGACTCCGCTCGGCAAATACATTCCAGCCGACAAGGCGCAGGCCATCCGTGAGAAGGCCAAGGCCGAGCGCATTGAGAACGAATCGATGCTCACCGTTGATGTCTGGATGGCTGGTGGGCTATCGCTTGATCAGGGCATGACGGAAGCCAGTAAGATCAAAGATCCTGATGTTCGCAAGGCGACCGAAGAGCGCTTTAAGCTGCAGTACCAGGTCGAGAAAAAGGTCGTTCAGGATGAGCAAAACGATCTCTATCAGGATTATGCCTCTCAGATCGAGAATGGCGAAGTCTCTTACGACAACATACCCCGCGACGACCGGGACAAGATGACAGCGATCCAGCGAAGTAATCTGCAGAAGGTTGCTGCTGACAAGGCCACCGGCAAGCCGGTAAAGACTGATATCCCCACTTACGACCATCTGAATGTGTTGCTGGGCAACAAGGACTACACTGAGGCCCGCCAGTATTACCTGGACAACTATCCAAAGCTGAGCCAGTCCGATCGCAAGGCTTATTCCAAGATCACAGTCGACGCGATGAACGAGTCGGTCGAGATTGAATCCTTCTTTACCAAAAAAGAATATTTGAAGACCGCCGCTAAGCAGGCAGGCGTCGGCACATCCGAGAGCGTTGTTCTGCAGCAGCGCCTGGATCAGTGGTACCAGGGTTACCAGATCGCCAATGATGGCAAGGTTCCGTCTGATCCTGATGTCCAAACCACAATCGATAACCTGTTGTTGAAGCGTCCTGATACTGGATGGTTCACCGATGATTTCATGTTCGAGGCAGAGACGGCGCCGGCTGAGATATTGCTGAAAGATGAGAATCAAAGCCATGTTAATATTGTCGCCGCTGCATTCGAGAAGCAGTTTGGCCGGGTGCCAACATCCGACGAGCTTCTGATGCATTACTTCAGCAATAAGCGTAAGGGTAAATTTGATGGCGATTGATATTGAGTTTGACGAAGCGGACACCGATACCGATACGGAAATCGAATTCGATAGCCCGGTCAAGCAGTCGCTCAATTATGGCCTGACCAAGCAGCCCGATCAGCACTCCCGCATTGTTAGCTTGGCAGACAGAGAGCGTCTGCCGGTCGACATGGTTGAGCGCAACCTTCCTGATCTGCAGGCTCGAGAGAATCGGGCCAATCTCAAGATCGATCAAATTGAGTTCGATACCCCGGTGGCAGCCCGAGCCCTTGCCGATCCAGATACTGCTGCGATGTCGCATGATGACCTGGATAACCTGACGGCGCTGGAGCGCATCTATCGCAAGCAGGAATCGAACACCCTGGCGGCCCGGCATGTTAGGGCGGTTAAGCGCGGCACTGTCGGTGTCGGGGTGGCAGGCGAGGCCATTGCCAGCTATCTGGACAAGGCAATCTCTGGCATCGGTCGGATGTTTCTGCCAAAGCCTCGCGGTATTTCGGATGCCGAATGGGAGAAAAAACAGGAGAAACTTAACCTGACCCGCGGGTTCGGCGGCCTGATCACTGCGTCCAAGGCTTTCGGTGAGATTGCCCCTGACGAAAAGATCCAAGAATTCTCTCGCCTGGTGGATGAGGCATCTGAGAAGCAAGGTACGGCTACAGCCATATTCAAAGGCGTTGGCTATCTGGCGCAGAATCCCAGCGTGCTGAGTGTGCTGCTGGCCGAGCAGGCGGCGCCTATGGTGTTGGCCGCTCCTATCGCACCGATAACCGGGATGATGGCTAAGCCATTGATAGCCAAGATTGCCAGCGAAGCGGCGCGGCGTTACGCGGAACGAACCGTTTTAATGGCCGGAATTCAGTTCAGTTCAAACATGGCCAACATGTATGGCCAGGAGATTGCCCAGGGTATCAATGATGGTATGACCGTCGACAAGGCTCTGGTCCGGGCTCGAACCAAATCGATCGCTGAGTCTGGCGCTAACGCCATGTTCGCCTTCATCCCTGTTGGGGGTGGCCGGGTGGCCCAGGTTTCCAAGGAGACGATCAAGCAGGGTGTTGCCGGTGCCACCGGTGCGGCGGTTGGTTCGTTTGCTGTCGGCGAAGACATTACACTGTCTGAGATGATGCTTGAGTTCTTCGGCGAGATGACCACGGCCCCGGCGGATATCGCGCTGGCTGCGCACTCTTCTCAGCTGGACAAGCGGCACGAAGCCAATATCAAAGAGCAGACCACGCTGCTGACTTCCAATATCGACCAGATGAAACTGGACGAGATGGTCAACGTGGCCAAGGCCAATAAGCTTGGCGATCGAAACTCCGAGCGGTTCGGCAAGTTCATGCAATCAGTGGTGGAGCAATACGGTGAAGATGCCCAAGTGTTTATCGATGGCGATCAGGTTGCCGACATCATCGCCGATATGGATGCTGACCTGCCCGGCGTACAGGAGATGCAGCGCCAGCTTGATCAGGGCGGCGATATCGCGATCCCTCTTGAATCCTACATTGCCGACATCTCTCGCAGCAGCGCCGGGGAGCAGATCCGGCCTCACGTTCGCCTTGATGTTGATGGCCTGTCGCAGGTAGAGCTCGAGGAAGCTGTGCCGCAGATGGAGCAGCGGATCAAGGAGTTGATGGAGAAGGCCGAGCTTGATGCCGCCGAAACAACCCGTATCGATGAGATCACTGATCAGATCTTCACTCAGCTGATGGAAACCGGCCGGGTATCGACGCAAATCGCTAAGATGTCGAGTCAGATCATCCCTGCCTACATCGCTACCAAGGCGAATGAGTACGGCCTTACCGTTGATGCCATGCATGAGAAGCTTGGCTTTGGGGGCATTAAGGGGCCGGTGGGGGCGGTTGTGGTTGATGCCGACCAGCAGCGGGTAGATCAAAGGACGGCGCGCGGCAAGGAGTTGGTTGACCAGGTTGAGATCTTGGATAAGCAGAGAAGTGAATTGAACAGCCAGCTCCAGGAGGCTGTCGATGCTGCCGATGATGCTTTGGTCGAGCAAATTGGCGAGCAGATTGATGCCATTGATGAGCAAAGGGCTCCGTTGAATAAGGAATTGAGCGACATAAAGGCAGAAGTCGCAGCAGAGGCCGCTGCAGTTGAACCGGGTGAGCAGCTATCTCAGGAGCCAGCGTTTATTGAAGCACCATTCCTATTTGTTCAAGCGCGTGACAAATTCCTCGATACCCTTGCCGAAGATGCTGAGTCAGAAGAAGTGCTTGAGGCTGCTGAAGGCTTTGGCCCTGAGTACCGCAATTTTATCAAAGCGCTTGAGCGCGATGACTGGCTGGGGTTCGACTTCCCTTCGCAGGCGATCGATGCAGCATTATCTGAAGAGTTTGAGAACTTCGACCCATCACCTGGGCTGAAGAGCGCAATGGGCCGCATGGTCAATGCTGAGGCGGCGACCGGCAGAGTGTTTGAGCAGGCTGGTGTCGAGGCCGATACAGATACAGATGCTTTCAAAGTATGGGCCGGCGGCGATGATGTCGAGATAATCGATTCCGAAGATGTGAATGATCACGACTTCAGAGACGGCAAGCCGGTTGTCCTTCGTGTGTTCCATGGCACTACTCACAAGTTCAGTGTGTTCGACGCGCTGCGCGGCAACCTTGAAGGTCAGTTTGGCGCGGTCAACTACTTCACCAGCTCCGAGCAGGATGCGACTGATAACTATGCTGGTGAAGGTCCGGACCTGACCAATAGAATAACTAAACGGGCCGAGCAACTTCAGAATGAGATTGAAGATGATCCGGAAGCGTTCGATCTTGATGAGGATGCTGATGCGGAAGCTATCGAGGCCAAAGCTGAGAGCGTTGCAAGGGATGAATTGGCTGGTGGCGAAGAGCAAGCGATGGAGTTGTTCGTCAAGGTCGAGAAACCTTTCGTCATAGGCGAGGATGCCGAGTGGATTGAGTTCGTTGATAACGAAGCTGTTCAGACCGAATCTGTTGAGCGTGTGGCGGAAGCCAATGATATTGAGGTTTCTGAAGTCGAGTCCAACCTTGATGATTATGAAGACGAGATCGATGAAGCCAGATGGGAGATCCAAGAGGAAACCCCGAATGCATTAGTTGAGGCTATCCAAGAGGTTTCTGATCGTCATGGAGTTGATGCGTCTGAGCTGGCTGGATCTGTCTATGAGTTAGGTGAAGAGGCCACGCCGGGGGCAATTGAGAACCTGCTTCGCACCAGTGAAGACTATGCATACGCCGAGGGAGAGGAAGGCGAGTTGATTGGCTCTCAGATGATCTCTGAGGTGATTCAAGAGATGGGCTTCGATTCCATCATCCTGAACAACGCCGAGTCGCGTTTTGAAACAATGGAGATGGAGCAGGGCACTGCCCACGTTCACATCTTCGACAGCGGCAAAACCAACATCAAATCGGTTTTGAACATTGGGGCATTTGATCCGACCGATCCTGATATCTTCATGCAGCCTCAGCAAGAGCCCGCCAAAAACGGCAAGCGTCCGCCTCGCGCCACGTTCGATATTGACGACCGGGTTATCACCTTGCTCGAGCAGAGCGATCCCACCTCATTCATCCATGAGTCTGGGCATTTGTTCCTGGAGATGGAAAAGCAACTATCTGCCGAGTTCGGGGTAACCGACCGGCAGCAGGCAATGCTTGATTGGCTGGGGGTGGAGTCGTTCGACAAGGTGAAGGTCGAGCACCATGAGAAGTTTGCCCGTGGCTTTGAAGCATATACCTTCGAAGGCAAGGCGCCGAGCCGCGACCTGGCGGCGGTGTTCGCCTCGTTCCGCCGGTGGATGCTGGAGATCTACAAGCGCATTACTCGGCTGGATGTCTCGCTTACTCCCGAGGTGCGCGAATTCTTCGACCACATGCTGGCGACCGATGCGCAGATTGAAGAGGTGCGGGATAACCCGGCCTATGAGCAGTTCTTCAGGGATGCCAAGTCGGCTGGTATGACCGATGCCGAGTGGACGGAATACCAGAAGCGCCAGGAGAAGAGCAAAAACAAAGCGACCTCTACGCTCGAGCAGAAGATTCTCAAGCAGCTGAAGCGCAAATATACCAAGGAATGGAAGGCCGAGAAGAAAGAGTTATTCAACGAGGAGATGGCAAGCCTTGGCGAGAAGCCCATCTATCAGGCTGTTAAATTCATTCAGACCAAAGATGAAGAAGGGCAGTCAAGAAAGCTGAATTCGGATGCCGTTAAGGAAATGTTCGACGGCAAGATCCCGCCAAAGCTGCTGACGATGATTTCCAAGACCGGGACCATTACACCTGACGATGTTGCTCTTGAGCACGGTTATTCGTCTGGGCATGAGATGCTGACCGACATCATTGATAACCCGACTCAAAAGCAGCGCGCTGAGAACACCGTTGAGCAAAGGATGATCTCGAAGCACGGCGATATCCTCAATGACGGTACGATCGAGCAGGAGGCCCGTGACGCGGCTCAGAATGAAGACAAGGCCAAAGTCTTGATGATCGAGCTTAGAGCCCTTAACAAGCAAGCAGGGGCTACCCAGGATATCGATCGTGCCGCGCTGAAGGCTGGAGCCGAGCGGACCATTGCGGCGGCCAAGATCAGCGACATCCGGCCGAGCCGTTTCTACCGGGCTGAGATCAAGGCTGCACAGAAGGCAGCTGCAGCGCTCGAGGCTGGCAATCTCGATGAGGCTCGTGGCCACAAGGTGCAGCAGCTGGCCAATCACTACCTGTACCGGGAGGCGGTCGACGCCGAAAAGCGGGTTGTCACCATGCGTCGGTATATCGCCGGAGTGAAGACGCGCAAGCTTAATCCGAAGATGGTCGACTCCGAATACATCCACCAGATGAAGATCCTGGCGGCGGCGTATGACTTCCGCACCGGCAAGCGCTCTGAGGATGAGGCGAAGGCAGCACTGCTTAACCTGGCCGGTTGGATTGAGGCTCAGATGAGCAGCGATAACTGGATTGTTCCGCAGTTCATGGATCCAACGCTGTCTGAGATGGTGGCGATCAAGAACAACGATGCACTCGAATCCCACGAAAAATCAGCAGCGATCGAGCAGTTAAAGATTCCTCGTTATAGCGAAATGACGATGGAGCAGCTTCGCGGCGCCTACGACATGATCAAGAATCTCCGCTTTGTCGGTGGTCGGTTATCGAAAGGCGAGGCCGAAGCGTTTAAGCAGCTGACCGTGGAAACCGCCGACAGCATTATCGAGCATGGCGGCAAGAATATTCCACGACCTCAAGAGCAATCGACCGCTTTCAAGCTGATCTCTGCCATTAAGCAGTTTGGCGCTGATCATGTTGTGTTGGGCAATACGATCGCACAGATGGATGGGTATCAACTGTTCGGCCCGATGTTCAAGGCGTTCTATCAGCAAATTCTGGATGCAACCAATGTCGAACTGAAGTTAAAGCGCGAAATAGGCGAGAAGCTGGAAGTTATATTCGGCAAGTTCAAGCGCAAGGATTTAGCTAAGGGATTCACGGAATCGGGCAATGCCGGCCATCGCCAGATCACCAAGACCAATGGTGAGCGCTGGTCGCTGAGTCGCCGGGGCCGGCTGATCTTGGCGATGTACTGGGGATCACCGGAAAGCCGGGTAGCCTTGATGATCGGCAACGACATCTCTGAGACTGATGCGATCGCCATGATTGGCACGCTCAGCAAGAAAGAATTGGATTTCGTTCAAAACATCTGGGATCTGAACGAAGGGCTCTGGCCACAGGTGCGAGATACCGCGCTTAAAATGACCGGTGTTGCCCCTCCGAAGGTTGAGCATGTGCCTTACGAGGTGAATGGCCGAAAGATGCCTGGTGGCTATATCAGGCTGTTCTACGACTATGACGCTCGGGATAGTTACCTGCAGGATTCTGGAGAGAATGGCAGCCTTACCCGGTCGGGCGGCCACGTAATGAAGAATACCCGGCATGGTTCGCGTAATGAGCGGGTCGGGTCCGGCGGTCGGCCGGTTAGTTTTGAGCTCGATAATATCTTCAGAGCCCTAGACGAAAACATGCACGATATCGCCTTCGCTGAAACTGCGCGTGACGGTACCCGGTTCCTGCAGTCAAAGGCTATCCGGAATGCGATCGTCTTGAAATACGGGAAGGAAGTATTCGAGTCACTGAATGCGAGCATGGAAGGGATTATCGCGGGCAACTTCGCCAGCAACCACCCTATCAACTCACTGCTGCGATACCTTCGCACCAACGCCAGCTATGCGATGCTCGGGTATTCGATCCGCAACGTGATGCAGCAGCCGGTGGCCGTGACTAACGTGTTCGGCAAGATCGGTGAGAAATACACGCTCAAGGGGATGGCTGAATTCGTGTTCAACCCGATGAAGGCAAGGGCGCGGGTCGAGTGGATTCAAGAGCGTTCTGAGTTTATGAAGAAACGAACAAACCTAGTTAACCGCGATACGTCTGAGATATTAAACAAGATTGGCGGCAGCTTGATGTCTGGTCCACTGAAGCGCCATGCCTTCGACCTGCAGACAATGGGTGATGCCATCGTAGCTTATCCGGCCTGGTACGGCGCCTATCTGAAAGAGCTGGACCGGTCGGGCAACGAGAAGCAGGCGATCACCTTCGCTGATGAATCGGTAGCTCAAACAGTCGGGTCCGGTGTGATGAAAGATCTGTCGCCAATGATGCAGGGTTCCGGCCAGCTGAAGGTTGTTGGTCCCGAGATGCTGAAGTCGATCACCTTCATGGGTTCGTATTTCAACAAGGTGGCCAACCTTACACGCGATGCCTTCAAGGAAAACGACCTGACAACTGTCCGGGGCGGCGCCGAGTTTACCCGGCAAATGTCTTGGTACCTGATGATCCCCGCTGTGGTGTCGGCGCTGATCGTTGATGATCTGCCTGGTGAGGATGATGATGAGGGCTGGCTGAAGTGGGCTGGTGAGAAAGCTCTTGAGTATGGGCTGGCTCAGATCTTCATCATTCGGGATCTGGTTTATCTGTGGAACGGATTCACCCCCAGCACCCCGTATACCCGCGCAGTGACCGAGGCGGGCCGAACGGTTAAGCTGACGACTGCCATTGTTACCGGCGAGAAAGAATTGAATGCCGAGGTATTGGCTAAGCTGACTCGAAACGTATCGGCGTTTGTGCCGCTACCGGGCGCCGGCCAGGCTGCACGAACCATAGAGGGCGCCGTTGATGCGTCTGAAAAGAACAACCGCAATCTCTATCAAATGCTGGTAGAGGGCAAGGAGAGAAACTAATGGTTAGCACTGCTCAAGATCGATTTAACCTCGTGCCAGGGGAGGGCATCAAATTCCCTTGCCGGATGGCTGCCAATGGCGACACCGTCCTGACAGGTTTGCAGACTATTGATGGTGTTGTTGGTGCCGAGAATGATCGCGTCCTGCTGCCGATACAGGCCGACGCCACAGAAAATGGCATCTGGGTAATGCAGCTAACCGCTTGGGTACGGGCGTCTGATTGGGACGATAATTCTGATGTCGTATCTGGGATGCTTGTCACTGTTAGCGAAGGCACTCTCTATGGAGGCGTGACCTGGAAGGGCGTCTTTACTGGCACGTTTGCAATTGACACAACAGAGGTTGCATTCTCTGGTGCGTCGATAGTTTCGGGCGGGGATGATCTACGATATGGCCCTGTGTTCGCCACAGTAGCCGCAATGACAGCGGCTAGCCCGGTGCCGATTGATGGCGTTGCAGTAGTTCCATCGGAAGGCATGATGTTTTCAACCACCGCGTGGCGAGGCGGCTGGGCAGCGACGGTTAGGGGTCCATTAGGTGGCGCTAACTATGTGGTTGTGTCAAAAGCAGACCATGATGTAATCCGCAACACATCGACCGTTAGCGAGCAAGGCGATCACACACTTGATAACGGCCTGGTAGCGCTGATCATATTCGATACGCCAAACGCGATGCAGTTCGGCGGCTACGGTAACGGCGTAGATATCGACTCACCGGCAATACAGGCGGCTATCGATGTCCTGAACGGTTCGCGCTGGGCTGTGTATGTGCCACAGGGTGATTACGTTATCAACGTGCCTATCGATATCAAGAAAGCAAACCTGTTCAGTGATTCAAATTCTCGAAACTGCGTGGTTAGAACCAATGGATCATTCCAGACAGCTACAGGATTCCAAATGGTGCGCAACTGGCAGGACAGTTGGTATGCTGGTGCAGAATCCCGAGTGGCCGCGCCTGCTGATCTGACTGCGTTTTCAGGTGATCTAAACCGTTACGTGAACATCCGAAACATATATTTCATTTGTGCCGATGCTGATCTGACCATCTGGAGCTTCGTCGCTCAACAGGAAACATCAGGCCTAAAGAACTGCAACCTGCACGTTGGTACAGCGGTAGGCACTCGGTATGCAATCTGGTTGGATAACACGCCAGCCGGTGCGGCCATCGCGCTCAATGATTCTGTTATGCGCGATATCGTTATTTACGGTGACGACTGCGTTGGTGTTCTGAAAGCGGAAGGGTCCGGCAACGGGTTGCTTCTGGAGCACTGGAACATAGGCTCGCTAACATGCACAGAATCGCCTATTAATACCAATGCTATCGACGTTAAACTAAAGGATTTCCACTGTGAGGCTGCTGGCCCTGTTGGTGGGTATCTTATAGATGTTAACTCGTCTGAGGGTGTTACGGTCGATAGGGCTCTGTTCTTGCTGAAAGATGTGGCTATGGGCGGTATCGTCAAATACACACCAAACCCAACATCTGGAAGCAACCGCAGCATTCCATCACTGTCACATATACAGATCCAAAACGCTGCTGGTGGTGGTTTAACTGCCAATATGCAGGCGATGCTGATACTTAAAGACAACAGCAACCTGGCTGATGAATACCCCATCAAATACCCAGACTACGACTCCATAGGGCACGTTTACTCAATAACCCCTCGCCGGGTAGTAGCAGACACAGCTGACGAGGTGATCGATTTTTCGGAGCAGTCTGGCAACGTACCTCTGGCCGGTAACGCTAGCCTTATTTCTGGCTCGCCCGTGCCTCTGCCAATTAAGGTTTCTGAGTTCAAGTATTTCTCTCATTGGACCTTTAGGATCTCGGGACGTAACGAGAGTAATGGTGGGCCGTTTGTGATTGAGGGTACGGTTGCAGCCGGCGTTACTTCAGGGGCTGCTTACCAAACTAGAATGCAGATCGATAAGGAGTTAAACACCCTGGGTACGGTGACAATTGTTAGAAACGGTGGCACTGGTTTTGCCGAAGTCCTAACTACCGAAGCCGGTGACGCAATGACCGTCAGTGACTTCAGCTATGTAGGTTTGGCTGTGTTCTCGGATATTATGAAAGCTTGATAATAAGGGCTCTTAATTGAGCCCTTTTTTTATGCGCCGATCCGTTTCTTGTGGTCGGCAATTTCTTTTTTGGCTAACTTAATAAAATCATCGTAAAACACCGAAGACCTCTTAACCGGGGTTTTCTTTGTTGCGATCATCTCATCAACGAACGCCTGGCCAAACTTTGCAACCATCCAGCTGGTGTAAGTGATAGCGGCGGTACCGTACTTCATGCCGTTGCCATTACAGGGCTTGCATTGTGGCCAGATATTGCGCTGATCGAGTGCCCAATAGGATGAATCCCCCTTGGCTATGAAGTGGCCGCCGTCCATCTCGTTCCACATCTGGACAACCCCGCAGGATGGACAGGTGCAATAGCCGTTATCGTCGGCAGCGCTGACCCTGGCGAGGAGTTGCGCCAATACCAGTGACTCAGCCCTTGGCGTTGTTCGAACGCGCTTCTTATCGGCCTTCAGCTTCACCCTAAAGGCTTTTTCCTCATCCAGCCGCTCACGCCTTGCCTTGGCGATCTTCTTGGCGTCAGCGCGCCCTTTGGTCGTCTTGATAAATGCTTTGATGCAATCCCAGCTGCAGAAGGTGCCGATCGGCTGCTTAACCATCGTTTCGGCTGGCTGGAATTTATCGCACTGCTTGCACTTGCGTTTTGAATTTGCCATCAGCCCATCCTGCACATTTCAAGAGCAACCTGCTCGGCTTCTGATTCGCTGGCGAAGTTCGCCCGGCTGAAGACGTAGCGCCAGGCCACCGCGAACACCTTGCGGTAGAACACCAAGAATTCGGCTTCAGAAGGCATAGCGTTGAAGTTGATCGAGTGGAGTTTCTTTTTCACGCCGGTAGGCGTTTTCACTAGGTCGTAATAACCGGCTTCCTCTTTCAACCAGTCGTGAATGTCCTGCAGCTTGCCGGCGGCCTTCTCATTTTCTGGGATGTTGGCTTTACCGACTTCGGTCCTGTGTTCAAGGTACATGCCTAGCGATACCTCAGATGGGCCGGGGTCATGCCCGGCGCCGATAAGCCACTTCAAGTAGCCGCTGACGAAGCGCTGATCATACTCGGACCGAACACCGGACTCTGACTCCCAGTAATCTGCAACCAGGCGCACAAGGCCAGCCCAGTACAGTTGATGGTGCTTTAGCGACCGATCGCTAACCCGCACCAGTGAAACCCGAAAGCCTTGGCCATTGCGGATCCCCTCCAGCGCTTCACGGTCGGCGCTGGTTACCGGGCGAAGAATGTCGCCCATCTTCTGGACTGTTAATTCAATCGGCATTTATGGCTCGCCTCTCAATAGTTCAATCAACCGCGCGCGCCGGAACATCCGCATGATGATGGCCTGCACGACCTTTGCGCTGGCTTCGTTACCGACCAGTACGGTTCGCAATCGCCACGGCTCAGTTTGAGACATCTGTCAGTCTGTATGGCACGCTGCCACCTTCTTTCCAGAGCCTCTCGGCCTTTACCCTGTCGCCGATCGGCAACTGCTCGATAGTACTCATCGGCTCACCGCGCCTGATGCGTGCCAGTTGACGCTGCTTTATTTCTTCAAGCTCGGCAATTGCGTGGTGGATCTTTGATTCACCCATCACAACCCCACATTTTCAGCCACTGGCGCTGAGCGTTCTGGTACATAGCCATCTGGTTCTGCGGCTTCATCATGATCTTTGCCACGGCCATCTGGTTGCAGAGCGCAACGCCCATAGGGCTGAGGTTTTTCGGATTACTCCAGTCGATCGCTAGAGCCTGTTCGAGCTGGAATTCAACGTCTGCTTTAAATTGGTCGATGTTCATGATTTGGATTCCTGTTCTTGCTGTTGTGGTTGGTTGGCTTGCTCATACTGACAACCGCAGGCTCCATCCTGCGCACCACAAGCCATCCGCCGCTTATCGTAGGAGTCGCAGAATTTAATCGGGTGCGTCAGGCCCATGTATTCCCGGTCGCCTCCGGTGCTGCACTCTTTGCGCTGATTATCCATCATCACACCTCGCTGTCTGGGCAGCTGCAATAATCGTAGTCCTGACCGCAAGGGCGCGACTCTTCCATATCCCGATCGATCTCCGCTTGAGTGTTGCGGCATGGTTCGTTATTGTTGCTCATGTTGTTATTTCCTTCGTTGAGACTTTGCCCCGGCCCCTTCGCTGGGGCTTTTTTATGCTCGTGCGTTCTCGTCTGGAGCTTCTTGCAAATACCATTTATCGAAAACGAATCTGTAACCGTTCTTTACCATGAAGTCAGCTATCCTTAGTGCAGTAACACTAGGCATCTTGCCTTTCTGTCTGTCGGTCATGCGGTTAAACACTTCCATTAACAATTCTGAGCCTTCTGGATCTATCATTTGATGCTCCTTTGCCCGGTTCGTAGCCGAGCTTTTTTTATGAAGACTCGCTATTAAACAGCCTTACCGTCTACAAATTTGCCACACCAGCAGCTTTTATCAGGGTGTGTTATCGACTCCTCCATACAACTCTGGCTGCTGCTTTCTTCTAATGCGCCCAGATCTCCATCGGACATAAAGGACACTACATCAGGCCAGCAGATATTCTCGTTGGTATTAAGTTGATCGGCTGCTTTTGCTCTATATTCTGCGTAAATGTCATCTGCCAAATTATTCATCACACCACCTCATATTCATACGGATAGGACGAGGGTTCAGAGTTAATCCACTGCTCAAACTTCCCCCGTGTAACCATGTGAGCCTTGCTGGATTTCCGTTCGTCGCCTTCTGGCTCAATCATTGTCACGCGGTAGATGATCCGGTCTTGGTATTTCCTTGGCATCTCAGTGATGGCTAATACCTCGTATTCGATGAAGCCTTCTGCGTCACAGGTGTGGAATTCTTCTTGTATGCACTGCCCTTCCCAAACAGCAGGACCGTCTTCGTAGTGCTTATCGCATCCACCTTTCCAGCCCTTCTCTGTCTCGTATTCTCGCGATGCGAAACGGTCGTGCAAAGGGGTTGTTTCATAGGTGTTCGACCACGCGCAGAACGGGTAAACCTTCTTGAATTTATCGCCAGCCTTCATCACACCACCTCATCAATTGTCTTATGGCTGATTCGCGAAGGTTCAATAACAGACCGCTCCGGCAGTAGATTACAGCGACGCACGCGCTCAGGGCTTGGCTTCCTGGCTGTGAAGATAAAGCGTAGATTCGGCGTATTGCTCACAGCGCGCAGGGCGTTTCTTCTGGCCATTAGGTCGGCGGCTGTAACGGATGGATCGAAATAGATTTTATCTTTGGTAATCATAGCCACCTCTGTGCAGCTGCTCTGATGAAGTGTTACGCTCAACTGGTCAGAGTTCCAGTGCTTCGGCGGCTAAGCCTAGAGCGCTAGATAACCATAGCTTCTATCAGGTTGGATATCAATTCATAAAATCATCGATTGCATATTTCGTCTGATCGCAGCTGGTCGATTCGCGCAGCCCGTTAATAAAATCTTCCGCCGCCTCCAGTTTGGCCAGGGCATCGTCAAACATCACGGCCTCCAGCTTGCCGCCGTTTACTTCGGTGTCAGCGCCTATCGCTGGCCCTTTGTTGCCGTGATCAACTACGTATGTGTAAAACATACTATTTCTCCTTCAGTGATTCCTTCATTTTCTTCAGCCGCTCATGCGCGACATCTGACGGCGTTCGCTTTCCCTTCACCACAGCGCCAGATGGGTTTGGCTTGGGCTTTGGCTCGGTGCCGGAGACGTAGGTTTTAGTCATGACGGCTCCTTAAACCGTTGCTTCGATGAAAGCCTGCGCCGCTTCAGCGTTGATAGCGTTTCCGTAGGCGCGCAGTCGTCCCACTCTTGAGGTAGCCCCATGAGCCAGCGGGAATGTGCCGGGTTCAACTGGCCGCCATCTTCCATCTCGGCACTGGAGCCAGTCCACAGATTCCCACAGGCCGTTAGTCGGGCCGGCTGGTCGGACACTGTGAGTTGCGCCGCTGTCGCAGGACTGATAC